CAACTTACAGCAAAAATTAATTAGAAAGGAGAGATTAAGATGACTGAAAAGATGATGTTGACAATGCCAGAAGCATCAAAATTAACTGGTATAGGGCTACAAAAATTGAAACAGATTGCTAGAGAATATACTGATTTCCCTTACATAAAAATAGGGGTTAAACACTTAGTGATTAAAGATAAGTTGGCAGATTGGTTTATGAAGCATAAGGGAGAAGAGCTATGATATTAGCGGCATATAACAAAAGAAAAACATCTGAACCTGGTGACCAAACCGAATCAGATGTTTAAGAGAAAATATTTAGGTAATATTTCACCTAAATTATATCTCGAATTCATTAAAAATTCAAGAGGTGAATAATGATAAACAGATGGGAAGTTTTAGAATGCTTGAGAGAATACCCTAACAAATCCAGAAAACAAATAGCCGAATATCTAAATGAAGACTATGAAGCTGTTAAAAAATGTATCCTTAGATTTAAAAATAACGGTTGGATAAAAGAAGTTAAAGGTTCTTGGATTGTTCTTAAAACACAAGTAATAAATAAAAACGATGAAAAAATTGAAATAGTTAATGAAGTGATAGATTCACTTTTAGAAGATTTTAAAAATAGTGTAAAAGTGAGTGAAAAAATAAGATTGGCTGAACTATTAATACAGCTGTTAAATAAATTTTAGGAGATGATTATGCAAGAATACAATGAGTTTATATTCAATAAATCTACTTCAATCATAAGTAGTGGATTTGATATTGATAAAAAAGATTTAAATGAGAATCTATATGATTTTCAAAAAGATATTGTTAGATGGGCTTTAAAAAAAGGAAAAGCAGCAATATTTGCAGATTGTGGATTAGGTAAAACAATTATGCAACTTGAATGGGCTAATAAAGTATATGAACATACAGGAAGAAATGTTTTAATACTGGCTCCTTTGGCTGTTTCATTGCAAACAAAACATGAAGGAGAAACATTTGGAATAAATGTAAATATTTGTGAAAGTCAATCAGATGTAGTTCCAGGAATAAATATAACTAATTATGAAAAGTTAGATAAGTTTGTGGCCAATGAATTTGGAGGAATAGTTTTAGATGAAAGTTCTATATTAAAGAGTTTCACAGGAAAAATAAGAACTCAAATAATAGAAAATTTCTTACATTGTCCTTTTAAATTAGCTTGTACAGCAACACCAGCACCAAACGATTATATGGAACTTGGAAATCATGCTGAATTCTTAGGAATAATGACTAGAAACGAAATGCTTTCAATGTACTTTATCCATGATGGTGGAGATACAGCCAAATGGAGATTGAAAGGACATGCAGATAAGATATTTTGGCAATGGATGGCTGGATGGTGTGTATTTATAGATAATCCAAATAATCTAGGTTATGAAATAGAAGGCTATACATTACCAAAATTAAATATATTTGAAATTATAGCTGATGGAGATGAATTTTATAACGATAAATTGACTCTTACACAAAGAAGAAATGTAAGAAAAGAAACATTAGATATAAGATGTCAAAAAGCTGCAGACATAGTTAATAGTTCAAACGAACAATGGTTAGTATGGTGTAGTTTAAATGATGAATCAGCTAAATTAAAAGAGTATATAAATGATAGTTATGAGGTAAAGGGCTCAGATAACTCAAAATATAAAGCTGAAACAATGATTAAATTTTCAAACAATGAAATAAAATCATTAGTTACAAAACCATCAATAGCAGGTTTTGGAATGAACTGGCAGCAATGTAACAATATGATCTTTGTGGGATTATCAGATAGTTACGAGCAATATTATCAAGCTATTAGGAGATGTTGGAGATTTGGACAAACAAAAGAAGTTAATGTTTACATAATTCTTTCGGCAAAAGAAGGAACAGTAAAAGAAAATATTGCTAGAAAAGAAGAAGATGCTAAATACATGCAATCTCAAATGGTAGAACTAACTAAGGAAATAACACAAAAAGAGTTACATTCAACATCTAGAATAGTAACAGAATACGTACCACAAACAGAAATGATACTGCCTAACTGGGAAGAAATGAGAACGTTAAATTAAAAATTGGAGGATAAAATGAACGTTATAAATCAAATAATAAAAGACAAATATTCAATATATCATGGAGACAGTGTAGAAGTGATTCAAGGACTGCCAGATAATTCAATTCACTATTCTATATTTAGTCCACCTTTTGCAAGTTTATATACCTACTCAAATAGTGATAGAGATATGGGTAATAGCAAAAATGACGATGAATTTTATGTACATTTTAATTTTTTAATTAAAGAATTGCATAGAGTTCTTATGCCTGGGAGATTAATAAGTATTCATTGTATGGATTTACCAATGATGAAATCAAAAGACGGAGTGATCGGATTAAAAGATTTTCCAGGAGAAATAATAAGATTATTCCAAGAAGCTGGATTTATATATCATTCAAAAGTAACTATATATAAAGATCCATTAGTTGAAGCAACAAGAACCAAAGCATTAGGCTTATTACATAAACAATTATGTAAAGATTCAAGTTTATGCAGAAATGGTTTGCCTGATTATATTGTTACATTTAGAAAAGATGGAGAAAATCCTGAAAGAATAGAACATCCTGAAGGTCTTACTAGATTTTATGGAGAAAATGAACCAGAAGGAATAAAAGGAGATAGACCAGAACCTGATCCTGAAAAAGTAAAAAACAAAGAGAAATATAATGAATTACCTGTTTATTCTCACCAAGTATGGAGAAGATATGCCAACCCTGTATGGATGGATATTAGACAAACAAATACTTTGAATAGAACTAAAGCAAGATCGGAAGAAGATGAAAGACATATATGTCCGTTACAACTTGATGTAATTGCGAGATGTATAGAACTATGGACTAATCCAAATGATATAGTTTTAGATCCATTTATGGGAATTGGAAGCACTCAATATATGGCACTAGAAATGGATAGAAGAAGTTTAGGAATTGAATTAAAAGAAGCATATTTTAATCAAGCTAAACTAAATCTAGAAACATTAGAAGAAGAAAAAGCAAAGATTAAATTAGAACAATCTTCTTTATTTGAAGGAATGGATTCAAAAATATATGAATAAAGGAGATTGAAAATGCTAGAAAAACAAGTTGAAAATAAAATAAAAAAATGGTTGGAACAAAACAATCACTGGTATTTTAAGGTACATGGTGGACCATTTCAAAAAACAGGAGTACCTGACATTATAGCTTGCATAAATGGTAAATTTGTAGCTATAGAAGTTAAAAGAAGTGATGGTGGAATTGTTTCTGAATTACAAAAAGCTCAAATACAAAAGATAAAAGATAGTGGCGGATTGGTTGGAGTAGCTCACAATATGGAAGAGTTTTGGCAAATATTAAAAGATGGTGGGTTACTATGATGCTATACCAATATCAAAAAGACTTACTGGATAAAAGTTTAAAAAACTATATATATCCATTAGGAACTGGAACTGGAAAGACAATATTATCAATACATCATTACTGGAAGCATGCACAAGATAAAAGATTAATTATAATAGCACCAGCTCAGAAAGTTAAAGAAGGTGGATGGGATAGAGAAATTAATAATTTCAATAAATACTATGGAACAAATATAGATTATGAAGTTATTAGTTACGGCAGATTAAAACATCTCGATGGAGACAAAAATACTTATTTGATTTTTGATGAGTGTCATTACATTAAAAATTATAAAAAGTCTCAAAGAAGTAAATTAGCTTTAAAACTATGTAAAGCTTCTTATGGATTTTGCTTGTTAAGTGCAACACCAGCAAGTAATGGATATCAAGATTTAGGAAACTATATGGCTATATTTGGAATTTATGCTAGTGGTTATGCTTATGAAAAATCTAACGCAATAAAGAAAATGAACTACATGGGATTTTATGAAATAGTAGCTTGGAAGAACACAGAATACATTGATAAGTGCTGGAAGGCTATAAGTAGTGTAGCACTTAATAAAAATGATTGTATAGATTTACCAGATCTAGTATTTGAAGAAAAGTATTTTGCAGCTGGCGATGAATATATCACTATAAAAAAAGATAGAGTTTTAGGAGATGAATTATATGATAGCTCTCCAAAATTTATATTTGGACTTAGACAGTATGCTGGATTTAATGAAAAACTAGAATATTTAAAAGAGTTTAGAGAATCAACAGATTCTAATATCTTAATTTTCTATAACTTTAAAAAAGAAGCTGAAGCTATAAAGGAATTAATAAAAGTAGATTACGAAGTCAGTGGATCACTAAGTAAAATACCTAAGTTTGAAGATTTTAAAAATCTAAAAAACAAAACCACTCTTGTGCAGATTCAAGCAGGAGGAGCAGGTATAGAACTTCAATATAATTCAGAAGTAATATTCTTTAGTCCTACTTGGAGTTATCAAGACTATGAACAAGCCATCGGTAGGGCTTATAGGATAGGTCAAAAAAACAAAGTAACAGTTTATAAGTACATTGGAATAGGGACAATAGAAGAAAAGGTTTATACAAGGTTAGATGACAAAAAAGACTTTGTAGATAAATTATTAAGTTTAGAAGATTTAGGAGGATATGAATGGAACAAGAAAAAATAGTATCACACACTCCAGGAGAGAGTGTAACACAAAACAGAAATAAATATCTTGGTGGGAGTGATTTACCTGCACTGTTTAATGTAAGTCCTTTCAAAGATTGTTTTACTCTTGCAAGAGAAAAAGCTGGAGTAATCCCTGCAGCATTTACAGGAAATGAATACACTAGATATGGTCAATTATTAGAACCACAAATCAGAGATTATATAAATAGTATTTATGAGCTTAAATTTAAAGAAAACACAAACATTAATGAAGAGTTAGGACTTAGATCTAACTGTGATGGATTAGATAAAGATGTAGGATTGCTCTTAGAGATTAAAACCAATGCTGGAGACAAGACAACATATGAAGATGTATACGATTATGTGTTACAAATGCAAATGTATATGTTTCAATTCAATGTTGAAAAAGGTTATTTAGTTCAATACAAAAGACCTGAGAATTTCTGGAGTGGATTAAATTATGAAACACAGCACACAGATGATTATTTCAATCAAGATTTTGATCCTGAAAGAATTTCAGTCATGGAAATAAAAAGAGACGATAAATTAATACAACAAATATTATCTAAAGCAGAGAAATTTTGGATTGATGTTGAAAGATTAAAACAAAATCCAGAGATGAATGAACAAGAGTTTTATTTTGGAGATAATTTAGTAGAGTACAATGATACCATTAACAAATTATCAGTTCTAGAAAAAGAATTAAACAGACTTAGTGAAATGGAAAAAGAAGCTAAAACTCAAAGGGAAATATTATATGGATTAATGGAAAAAGTAGGAGTTAAAACAATAGTTACAGATGCTCTCATGATTACAAAAGTAAATCCTACTACAACAAAAACTATTGATTCTAAAAAATTAAAAGAAGAGATGCCTGAAATAGCAGAACAATATACAAAAGTTAGTAACAAAAAAGGTTATGTAAAAATAACAGTTAGAGCAGATAAAAACATAGTGGAAGAAATTAAGGAAGAAATAACAAGTAATAAAAATATTGATAATAGTAAAAAGTCAGCACTTGCTGCACTTGGATTATAAGGAGGATAAAATGATTAAATTACCAGTAAACGAACCAAAAATAGCAGACATCACACCAAAAAGCTTTTTGATATGGGGTGAATCAATGTCAGGAAAGACTTATTTAGCAAGAGAATTTGAAAGTCCTTTGATAATAAATACTGATGGAAATGCAACAAAAG